TTAGAACGGCAGATCTTCAGAATCAGTGCTCGATACCGCCGCCGCTGTTTCTTCTCTTGGCTCCTGTGCGGTCGCGGGCCCTGCATCTATCAAGCCTACCGGGATCAGCTGCACCATCTCTCGCGCTTCCTCGGGCGTGCACGTCAGCCACCGATCGAAGTCGTGCTCCTCGATCGCGACCACCGAGCGCTTGTCCTGCACTTCGAGCGGCTTCTTCGTCGTCCGGTCGATCTCGGGCCTATGCATGCGCGACATGATCGGGTGCAGGTTGGCATTTATCGTGAGCATGGTGTAGCTCTCCCACACCTTCTCCGTCTCCAGATCCTTCCAGGTACTCCATAGGCCGGCCAGGCCCCAAGGGCGACCGTCCGCGCGGCGGAACCGCCACCATTGGTTCTTGCCCGACTCCCAGTTCGGCTCGTCGAAGCTCCAGGCCGGGATGATGCAGCGCCTGCTGAACTTCCATGCGTCCTTGAAGGCCGGCTTCTTCTCGATGCCGGCGAAGCGGGCATTGTGCGTGGCCAGCTCCTTGCCCTTCGTCTCGCCCTTGCGCGGGGGCGCCGTCGGGACATGGCTGCTCGACCACGCTGGAATCAGCGACCACTGCCCCACCGCGATCTCGCGCTCGTACTCCGTCTTGTCGACGGCGCGGCGCATGAACGCCCCCGTGTACATCGGCCGCATGCTGCGCAGCCAGCGCTCTGCGCTGCGGGCGCCGATGTACCAGGCGGCCTCTATCTCGCGATCCTCGGGCGATATGTAACGAGTACACATGACTGACATTCTGCGTCGGGAAATCGGTTGACGGTCATAAACCCTGGGAAGATACTGTAAATACATACAGTACTTTTAGGAGCTTGAAATGCCTGAAATCACCCCGCAGCCGGACTCCGTCGCCTGGGCCTCCCTCTTCGCCTCTGAGTGGCTGCTCCTGGCCAAAGGCCATGGCGACTACGAAGACCTGTTCTCCCAAGGCCTCGCGTTGTATCGGGTCGTCGGCGGCCAGCCTGCCCAAGAGATTGCCGCCGCCCACTTCAAGAGCTGCAGCTCCGATCACGAAGACCTCGTTCGCGACCCTGCGGGAGAGTTCGAGAAGCTGGCGACGCGCGCCGAGATCATCATGAATGGCGACAAGCTGGATCCTGCCTTGCAGGAATTCGCTTTCAATGTCGTCGAGCTGTGCGCGGCGACGGCCGACGGGTTCGGGCACCCGAAAAAGGGCAACGCTGGCGACCGCATCAGAGCGCTCTATGGACGCCTGCCCTTCTAGCCCTGCCCCAGTGAGCACCTGATGGAAATAGAGGTTGAGCTGGTGGAAATGGCGCGTAGGGCCGGCGAACTCGGCCCGGACGATCCGATGCGTCCCACCCTGCGTGATTTCGCCGATGAGGTCGCCGGGCGCTGCGCGCGCATCGGCGACCTGTACGGCGACTGGGACCGCAACGCCGGTGACCACATTCGCGCGGTGATGCATGAGCTGCCGGGTCTTCTACCGAAGCCACAGAGCAAAGATGAGCCGCTGGTGCCTTAGATGTTCTTAGCGGATGTGACATTCCTCATGCGCCACGGCTTACGCCTGAGATCCAGCCAGAGAGAAGCGCCGATGCGTGTGTCCGTGCAGATTCGTGAGTCCGACCGCGACAAGAACAATTCAGGGCGCAATCTCACAGAAGTAATGTTGTTCGAGAACTGGGGACTGCCTCAAGCTCGTTCAGCCGGACGGATTACGGATCCGACCTTACTGCCGTACAAGGGCAATGGCTTCTTGCTCTCCGGCATCGAGCTCGATACCGGAAACGAGGGCACTGTAGAGTATCGGCAGGTCTGGCTGGTGATTCCTGTCGAGCAAGGCGGTCCGTAGCGAAAGAGACAATCCGGCCATGAGCCAAGCTGAAATCTTCCCCTCCGAGTCCACCGTCCTCTACACGCCGGCCTGGTACAGCAGCACCGCGCGCGAGGAGCGCGCCCTGCCGCTGGCGCCGGGCGACTACAAGGTCACGCCTGGCCACGGCGCCGAGCGCTGGACGGTCACTTCGCTGAAGGACAACACCACGGTCTACAGTGGCATCGGTCCGGTCGAGGTCCGGCGCGCACCTGCAGCAGACTGAGTCGCCCTATGCTTCCTCGGCTTCGGAGGAATGACTCAGGTCGCGACCCTCGGCCTCTTCTTTATTGATCCAATCGATGCACTTTTGCTTTAGCTTCTCTTGACCGGCTTGCGCTGACAGTTCGGGAGCGGCCAGAACCAGCTTGCATCGACATTGCCCCTTGAGGTTGATTTCTGCCGATGCTGAATAGCCACCGTGAGCGACCTTCTCTTGAAGGATCGAAATAGTCCAAACGCCGGTCTTGCCGGTGTGGATGTGCATACCGCCATCCATGCGCGTCTCCAATACTCGGCACAAGCGTGGCACCGAGATTGATGATTGGCGCAAGCAGCAAGCGCTTTCACCATACGCGCATCTGCGGCGGTATTTGTGAAATATGTCACGCACGGGGTTTTTTGACGCCTGTCACGCCCTCGACGAGTGAACCAAAGATTGAACGATGACGACCCTGTACTTACAAATGACCGACAAGCTCTCCGCGCACTGGAGAGCCCACAACAACGCTTACCCGCGGAAGTTCGTTCTGAGCCCAGCTCTGCGCGACGAGTATCTGAAGTGCCTCAGCTGGGTGACCGACGCGCGCGTGAGAGTGACCACCATCCCCGAGAAGCACATGGGCGTGCCAATCGAGATCGACGAGGCGTCGCCGGGCGTCATGGTGGCCGCCGACGGCACCGAAGTGGCACTGCAATGATTTGACGCTACCGGCCACGCACCACATCAAGTGCGGCCGTGCACACATCGAGCGCCGCATTCAGCTTCAGCTCGTAGCCCTCGCGCAACTCAATCTCGGCCATGGCCGCCGCCGCGAAGCGATCAAGATCGACGCCAGGCGCAAGCGCCTCGGTCGGCATGACCGGCCGCGTCGGCCGCTGCACGCGGCACTCGACGGGAATCGGCGTCTTCACCGGCTGAAGCGGCGCCAACCCGCAACCGGCGAGCAATGCGCAAAGGCCCATAGCGGCCCACAGACGCGCACAAAACCTCATTGCCCTGCCCTCCCCTTCAACCATCCGTCAATTCGCGCCTGCGCGCTCGCGCAGGCATCGCCGGGCACGGCCGCCGGCGTTGCGAGAATCGTCTGCGCCCGGGCCTCATGGCCGAGCGCCACCGAACGCGCTGCAGCTTGCGCCTTCTTCGCCTCGGCCGCGCGCTTGTCGGCCAAGTCGCGAAGGTCTTCCGTCGCATCACTGCAGGCAGATGCCGCCGCCCGTGCATCGTCGCGCTGCAGCACCGAGGTAGCCGCTTTCTCACGCGCTCCGATCCACGCCCAGCCGAGCGCGGCATTGCCGGCCACGCTCAGCCCGAGCGCCAGCAACAGCGCTTGCACCGCGCTCACTTGCTCAGCACCTTGTAGGCCCGGGCCGTGGCCGTCTTGCGCTCGGCCAGCTTCAGCCGCTTCGGCCCGTTGACGCGCCCGGTGATGTCGTAGACATCGCCACGCTCGGCCGCCGGCAGGCAGTCTTTGAAGACCGCGAAGAACCAGCACGCCGAGAGCGCCGCATGCTCGGGCTGCAGCAGCAGACCGGGGTTGCCGCGATAGTCCGCACCGAGCGCCCGCCCTGCGGCGATGTAGGCATCCTCCCAGGTGAGCTGGATGAGGCCGCGCCCATGGAAGCCCTTGTAGCGCAGCATGCTCAACGCACGCGGGTTGCGCACGTAGTCCTCCGCGCGGTAGCTGCCCTGCACGAACAGACTCGGGAAGATCTCGCGCAGCCGCGCCGGCGTCGTGTAGTACAGGTCTTCTTCGACCTTCGAGAGGTTTTCGGACTCGATGGAGAGCTGCCCGAGAAAGCACGCCATCGCGTTGTCCGAGTGGATGCGGAAGCGGTTCATGCCGTCCGCCAGGTGCACGACGAAGCGTTCGGCGTTGGCGCGCGTGGCGCCGGTGCAGTCGATGAGGGTTTGAGTGTCGATCATGGTTTCTTCATTTCCTTTGCTGCCGACTTGGCGGCTTGGTTGGCGGTCTGTGCGGCGGTCTGCGCGGTGCTCGCGGCCTCGCCTGCTGTAAGGGCGGCATTCGCCGCGGTGCCGGCTGCTTGGTCCACGCGGACGGCAAGCGCCTTGAGGCTCGTATCGAAGGTTTCGCGAAGGCGCGCGATCTCGGCCAAGTGGTCTTCGCGCTGGCGCAGGGCCTGCGCCTCGGCATTGCGGGCCGCCCAGAAATAGCCCGTGCCGAGGCCACCGAGGAACAGGCTTCCGACGACGCCCACGGTTTCCAGCAGCCGGCGCCACTGGCGAGGCACGCGCACGCGCGGCTGTTCGTCGAGCGGCGCGCGATCCGAATCGATGTGCGAGCTGTTGAGGTGCGAGTTATTGAGGTGCATGGATTTGTTCCTTCAACTGGCGAACCTGATCGCGCAGCAGGCCAAGCTCCGTCGTCTGCGCGGCAAGGGTTTCGCTCATGACCTTGAGCTGCCCTTTCATCTCCCATACCTGCTGCAGCGCCTCGTTGCGCTCGGCCGCGAACTTGTCGGCGCGCTCTTCGGCCTTCACGCGCGCGGCGCGCTCGCCTTCGAGGAGCTGCTGCCACGTCGCAAGCGCAGCAATCTGCCCCTCGCTGTCTGCGCGCTCCTTCGCCTCGGTCGGCTGCTGTGCGCGCCAGACCTTGTATCCACCGGCGGCCGACAGAATCAGAAACGCAAGTTGCGCAATCGGATTGCCGGCGATGTCGCCCACGTCCATGAAGTGCCCTCTTTCTCTCTTTAGATTTCGACTTGAACGAAGGGCATCGAGGGCGCTTGCCCTTCAATGACGCCATCGCGCACAAAGACCTGATCGCCCACCGCGCCGGCGCCGCGCGCCGTGAGCACGCCGCCGCCAGGCAGCACGAGGCGGGCGACATCGCCCTCCATCGCGGTAATCGTTGCGATCTGAAGCGGGTAGCTCGGCAGCAGGGCCAGGAGCGCGGTATAGGGATTCGTCGAGGCCATGCTCATGCCTCCATGTGGGTTTCGAGGGTGATTGACTGGCGCAACACCGGGCGCTGCCAGTTCACGGCCACGCTGCGCACGAGGCCGAGGAATGTCTCGGCGCCTTCCTCGTACTGCACGAGCGCACCGGGCTGGATGACACCGGTATCCGGGCGCACCTGAAGACTCAGCGTCACGTCGGCCTGCGCGCCCGTGTCCGAGAGGATGGGAAGGCCGCGCTGCGCGACGCCGACGACATCCGTCATGAGCGCGTGCGTCACCATGTCGGCCACGCTGTCGCCGGCGGTGCCGGCGCGCGTGACCTGCCCCAGCACGCCGTCGCCCGTCGTGCCGGCAACAAACACCCGGTTGTAGTCGGGCCGCGTCTTCTGCGCGATGCCCTCGACGGCCACGGCCGCCGCCGGCAGCACGAAGTCGGGCGCCAGCGTCGCCCACTGCCAGGGCGCAGCCGGGTAGCGCGGCAACACCCGCAGCGTTGCGTCCGTGGCGTGGGGCTGTACGATGGCGCCGGCCGCGCTCGCGATGTCGAGCACGGCGCCAATGTGGCTCCCCTGAAAAGCCCAGGTCCCCCCGGGCACGGTCCAATCCATCAGGCCGAAATCGATGCCCCAGCCGATGCCGACGCCGTTGTACGTCAGCGCCAGGTCGAGCAATTGCGCCACGCTGCGCGCGTCCGCCGCCGCATGGTTGAGGATTTGCGAGTAGGGGCTATCGAGCAGGGCCGCACGCCCCCTGCCCTGCACTTGCACCTTGTTATCGGCAAAGCGGCGGTCCCTGCTGCAGTCGGTCGCGGTCAGGCGATACGGCACGCCGTTGATGGTGGCGAGGATGTCCACCGGGGCCACATGAATGCCGCGCCGGATGACGGGCCACGCCGCGCCCGGCAGCGTGGCCGACCAGCGCCACGTCCACGAATCGGCGTCGAGGCTCATCGAGAAAGCCAACGCCTCCAACGCCTCGCCACTGTCGAGGCGCACGAGGCTGATGCTGTTCTGCACGGTGTAGACCTCCAGAATCGGCACGACGACGGTTTCGCCGGTGCCAGGCGGCGGACGATGCCGCTCGCAAACAAAGATGAGCGTGGTCGCGTACTGCTGCCGCTCGCGGAAGACGAGGGTTGTCGAGGGCTCGTAGCACGGGGATTCGGTGGGCGGCACGATGACCGAGCGGCCCGGCAGCGGATACATGGCGGCTTGCCAGCGCGACACGCTGCCGACATCGAGCTGCAAGGCCGCGTCGAAGCGGTCCGCATGGCGGGCCTGCATGCGCTGCGCCTCCTGCCAGGTCGCGGGCACTGCGCGGCGCAGGCGCTCGGCCTCCTGATAGCGCACTCTGACGGGCGCCGGCGCCAGTCGCTGCGCCTCCTGCCAGCGCGCCGCAGCGGCCGTGCGCGCACGCACCGCCTCCTGATGGCGAATGCCGGAGCCGGCTTCGAGCTGGCGAGCCGCCTGATACCTCGCGGTGGCCGCTGCACGCGCGCGACTCGAGTCCTGCCAAACGGTCGCGGTGCTCGACGACGCCGGCGCGGCGGTCTGCCATGCGGACACGCGCCCGACGCGCGCACGCTGCGCGCTCTGATGCCTTGCGACGGCGCCGCCCTCGATCTGTCGCGCGACTTGCCAGCCGCTCGACACCTTCCCCATTAGCGGACGGCGCGCCGCGCTCGCGTACTTCGCCACGCCGCCCAACATGAAGACGGGCAGCGGGATGCGGCCGGCCGCTGTCGCGAGCGGCGGCATGGTCGCCGTGACGCCGCCAGACACGAAGAAGCCCGGCAGCGGGATGCGCCCGAACGCATAGGCCGCACCGCTGCTCGGTTCCTCGGGCTCGCCGAACACGAGAACGTTCGGCGGGCCATCGAGCGGCGGCTTGCGAAAGATGAGGTCGTCAACCGCCAATTGCGACCTCGCCGAGGAAGAAGGTTCCGCCCTGATAGAGCTTCGCCTCGGGGTCGCCCTCGGGCGGGTTCTGCACCACGAGCTTGACCTGCCCCGAGCCCGAGGGACCGCTCATGGTGAAGTCGGCCACCCAGGTGCCATCGGCCTTTTCAAGGCGGCCCCAGGTGGCGATGCCGGTCGCTACGGCCAGGTCGCCGGCGGTGTCGGCCTGCACGAGCGAGAGCGCGCCGTCAGTCACAGCGCCAACGGGCACCGCGAGGACCGCCGCAGCCAGCAGCGTGCCGACAGCACTTCCCTCGGGCGGCTGCACGCCGCCGCACACGAGAAAGCGCGCGCCCTCGCCAAGGTACGCCACGAGGCCCGGCCCGCCCAACATGGCGTTGATGGCGAGCACGTTCATGGCATCAGCTCCACCTTGCCATTCGCAAGGGTCAGGCCGTCCGTGACGACGGCGCGCTTTCCGTGTGCCAGGTAGTAGGCGATCACGGTGTAGCTCTGCAGCTCATCGACGAACTGGAAGTCGTAACCACCGTCCGCGCCGCTCCATAGCTCGCGAACCACAAGGCCATCCGCCTCACGCACGAGCCGCACGCGGCACGGATAGGGCTTGTTCAGCGGGTTCACGTAGTCGAGCGTGAACCCGCGCACACGGCCGACGCCATTACCGAGCACGCCCGTGGAGTAGTCATTGCGACCCTTGGCGAGCTCCATGAGTTGGGTCTGCCCGTAGGGCAGCGCAATGCTGGCGGCAGAGGAGATCGCGACCGGCGAAATCACCAATGGCGCGCAGGTCGCCGCGTCGATCAACCACTCAGGCTGTGGAACGACGGAAGCAGGCGGGGTGAAGTCGTTGAAGTAGAGCGCCTTCTGGTCGATGCCCACCTCGTCGAGCACTCCCAAGAACGTATTGGACGCGCTGCCGCTGTAGTTCCCTATCGCGATGTCGGGACTTGCGTTGCCGGGCAGACCATTGGCCCCGCTCGACGAGGCCACCATGACGCCATCGATGAACAGTCTCAGCATCCCGTTCTCACTGGAAGCCGCGACGTGGCGATTGACGTTCAACGCGCCAAAGGCACCGGCGGGGCTGGAGACGAACCGGGTCGGCGTGCCCTGCACGCTCAACGTGAGTACGCCGGTGCTCGGGTCGAGGGCCAGATACACAACGCCGATAGCCGAGGTTATGCCGCCAAACACCGCGATCATGCGGTTGCCAGCAGTGTTTGCCGTTGCTCTCACCCACGCCTGGATCGTGAAGTCCGAACCTGCGGCATAGGGAAACAAGTTGCTGGTGGCGACTCTCAGCATGCCGCTGCCGGAAAAGTCGACGGAACGCGCGCCTTTGATCGGGTTGAATGTGAGCGCATTGGCCCCCGCGCTAACTGCAAAATTGATTGCCGGGCCGAATTCGTTTATCCACCACGAGGCCGACTCGAACGACATGCGAATCGTGGTGTGCGCAATGGGCGGAATGCGCAAGACATTTGCCGTCAGAGCTCGCGCACCGGGCCACCGGATACCCATCCAATTCCGGACGAGTTGAAACTCCCGCCATGTCACACCATCGTCGGAACGCTCGATAGCGCACCCCAAGAGGAAACGCGCTGCGCTGTCGGCAGCCCCTACTTGGATATTGGTGATCTCGGTCGCCGCGCCGAGGTCCCAGGTGATCGTTGAATTAGCAGCAAGCGCAGCCCCGGTCGCCGGGTTCCCGTCTTGAAGATTGCTCAAGGTCCCGCTCAACGGGGGCACGCTGGAGGTCAACACCGCGCCCGAGTCTGCACGGGTCGCACCGTTGAGCAACCATAGTTCCGTCAGCTCGACAACGCCCCCGCCGTCGTATGGCTTGAGCCCTACGGCTCGCCAGTAACGATGCTTCGCCATCTCAGCGCCACGGGCCCGTGATGTCGAAGAAGGTCGCGCCAGTGTTGCTGGCAGTCGGCACACTGGTGGTATTGGTGTTCGTCGTATTCACGACGATGAGATTCCTCCCGGCGAGAGGCCCACTTCCCGGCACCCGGTCATTGAACTTGAAGCTATCGAAGGCCAACGTATGGGGCGTCGAGTAGAGGCCCGGCGCATCCCCACGAGGTGGCGATGAGGTATTCACCGCGAAGTAGCGCTTCGACAGACGCAATGCCCCATCGATGGGACTCGGAAAGGACCCGAAAAGGCCGTCAATGCCAGAGGTCGATGAGCTTACCCCGGTGTAGGGTAGACACATGTTGAGCAGAGCCGAGCCCAGTCCCGCAGGCGCCCGCGGAAAGGCGTGCTGCGTAGCGTTGTTGTACTCGGGCTGGCCATCCGACTGCGAACTCGAATTGTTGGTGATCGAATAGCCCAGCACACAAGCGTAGGCATCACCGCCGGGCCTGAAGGCCACCGCATCCCCGAAGAACTTGGTGAAACCCTGCGTGAAACTTGAACTCGACGCATACCCCGGGCAGACATGAATATAGAAGGCCCGCGCGTCGCCGATGAGCATCCACTGCACTGCCGTGGCATTCGCCGTGTTGCTCTTGGTCCAGTAGCCGCCCCCGGACATCTGCAGCGCCGTGGGAAACAGGCCTGCATAGGTGTTGATGTCGCTCATGGACTCGCAACCGACCACACGCGCGCTCGTGGCGCCCGTGTCGTCGAGCCGAAGAATCATCTTCGTGCTGGCTGGATCGGTCGATTGAAACGCCGCGACATTCGTACCGCTGAAGATCTCGGCGAACCCCAACGGCGCCATCTTCATCGTGATGGTGCCGGTGTAAGTCCCATCGGGAAGATTAGTCGCAAAGGTCACAGATGCAGCGCCAGGCCTGCCGGTGACCTTCTGTTCGCCGTTCATGCCCGCCCAACCGGTCGGGCCGCCGGTCACGCCCGCAATAAGCACCACAGAATCGATCTGCGCCGAATGCGAGCCGGTGAATGCCGCTGTAGCGACGCCACCGGCCACCGTCAACGAACTGAGCGTCTTGAGGTCAAAGCCATCCTTCAGACAAGCGCGGATGACGCCCAGGAGCGAGCCGACAGTGCCCGACAGCGCGGGCGCGCCGGACATCAGGTTCGAGAAGTATTTGACGGTTGTATCGACAACAGAGGCCATGGGTTCTTTCTCTACTTAGGGACGGTCCACGCCAATGAGGACGAGGATTTCGAAGGAGTCGTCGAGCACCGTTTCGGCACCCATCTGCACGGTGCGAATCGGCACAAAGGGGAAGGTCGCGGCCACCGTGTTGAAGCGGATGAGCTGGCCGGCGGCCCAGCCCGAGCCAAAGCCGGCGGCAGGGATCGTCATGTAGGGCACGCCCGAGGGGCCGAGCGGCGAACAGTCCGCAGTCATCGGTTGACCGGTGACGATCTGCCCGACGTGCTCGCCGATCAGGTTGTAGGTCGTACCGCCGGCGTTGATCTGGATGCGCCACCGCTCGGTGACGGCGCCTTTGTTCGTGACCGTGATCGGGAAATCGATGTCGTTGAACGTCGGGTCCGCCGGGTTGCCGATGAGCGCGTCAGACCAGACACCGGTCCATGCCTGCTGATCGAACAGCAGCGATACGCGCGCCTTCACGTCGCCCATGGGAAGCGCGCTGCTCACGTAGCTGTCGCCCGAGCTGTAGTCGTGCGTGACGCGGCCGGCGAAGGCCAGGCGGCCATCGATGCCGACATCCGAGACGGTCAGCAGGTCTTCAATGCGGTGCTCGACCACGACCGGCTGCGCATAGCTCGACACGTCGGTGAAGGTCACCGTGCCGGCATCGAGGTTGCGCGTGTAGCCCGTCTCGATGGTGGCGCCGTCCGCACCGACGATGCGCACGCGCGAGAGGCGCACGCGCCCGACATCGAGGGTCTGGCCGTTGGACACCACGGCCGCCGGCATGCGCTTGGTGTTGTGGATGACGACGAGCTCACCCTTGCGGAAGATCGGCACGCGGCCATCCGAGGGCAGGCGCACCGGGTCGAGGCCGAGAAGCGTCGCATCGACGGGCAACGTCGTGTAGGCGACGGCGTTGTATCGGATGGTGCTCGCGAAGACTGGGACCGGCTTCCAAATCTTGCCGTCGCTGCCGACCGCATCGGCCGAGTACCAGATGGCGCCCTCGTTGCCGGCGGCCGTCACCCAGTCGCCGAAACGCACCTTGCCGACGCCCGTCGATGCGTCGAAGGTGCCATGCACGTTCGTGCCGTTGATGAAGCCCGAGGCGTCGGCCGTGACGTTGATCGTGCCGCCGTTGAGCTTCGTCGCCAGGAGCTGCAGGGTGTTCGGGCTGACCGGCGCCACCGGCGTGCGGAAGACGACGTATTCGACCGGCTGGCTGTCCAACGAGGTGAGCAGGCTGTTCACCACGACCGAGGTCGAGGCCGAGGCCGGCCAAGTCGTGAGTGCGGCGGTGTTGGTCGCGTAGTCGTAGGTGCCCGCCAGCGAGGCGGCGCCGGTGGCCGCGTCGAGGTCGGTGTAGAGCGAACCGGCCCGGTCGAAGTAGGTCTTGCCGCCGAACGTGAAGTTGACAGCACCGGGCACGCCCTTCTCGCTAGCGTTGGGCAGCAGCTTGATGAAGAGCTTAGGCGCGTTGAAAGTCTGGCTCTTCGTGGTGCCAGCGCCGGCCACACGGAAACGCACTGACACGAGCGCCGTCGAGTCGGTCGGCAGCGAGGCGTTGAGCACCGCGTAGGTGTAGCCCGTGAGGGTGTTGCGGTAGAAGCCCGGCAGGTTCGGCGAAAGGACCGTGCCGAGCACGCCCTGAGGGCTGACCGCCCACTGCGGCACGGGCACGCTCACGACGGCCTCGGGGTAGAGCTTGGCGATGCCGGTCGAATAGACGATGGCTCCGAACTCGACGCCCAGGCCATCCACCAGCTTGCCCGCGCCGTTGTCCGTCACGGTCTTGGTGGCCGCGAAATTCTGCGGCACCCACTGATCGGCCGGCACGCCGTTGGTGGACTGCAGGATGAGATTCCAGTCGAGGGCGACGGACCACGGTGCGACGTTGGTCTTTCCGAGGTTGAGCGTGATGGCGCCATCCACATCGCGCGCCGGCGCCGGGAAGGTCTTCGTCTCCGGGTCGCCGTGGCTGTAGTTGACCGTGAAGGCCACCGCCGAGGCCGGCAGCACGTTCGGCCGCAGCTCGATGGTGCTCGACGCATAGGACACCGGGCCGGTGGCGTCGCCTGTGAGCACGCCGCTGCCGTTGTCGCTGGCATGGCGCGCGGCGCCGTCGTTCCAGTCCACCGACACGGTGCCGGCCTGCGCCGCCTGGTTGTCGAGCGCGAGCATGATCGACACGGCGGCCGTGAGGGTGCCGCTACGGTCCTTGTAGTTCGCCTTTGCCGCCCAGGTGAAGATGACTTCGCTGCCCACGTCCGGCAGGCTTCCCAGCGTCGGCAAGGCCGTGCCCGTCACGAAATCCACCGTGCCGCTGCCGATGCTCGAATCCGTGCCCGACAGACGCCCGCCGCCATCGTCGGCCAGCTCGTACCAGTTGCCGCCGGCGCGGTAGGCCACGCGCAGCGAGCCAGGCGCCGGCGGAGGCAGGATGGTCAACGGGTAATTGATGCGGCGGCTTTCCAGCGCCACCGCGATGGAGGTCGAATCGGCCAGCTCGATAGGCGCGCCCGCCGGGCGGAAGGTGATCGTCTTGTTTCCGGTGATCGTGGGCGCATCGCTGGCGAGCGTCATGGCGCCGCCGGCATAGTTCACGCTGCCCACCGTGAGCGCACCGAGCTTCAGGCGCCCGCCGTCGTCGGTCAGCGTGCCCGCCGAGGTCGCCACCGAGAGCGAGCCCGGGTAGGCGGGATTGCCGAAGGTGATGATCGAATTCGGGCCGAACACCACCCCGGTATTCAGCGTCACGGTGCCAGAACCCGAGGCGACAAGCGAGGTCGAGGAGCCGGCGGCCGACATGTCCACGAGCGGGATTTCGGTCGTGGCGCTCGGCACGAGCTGCGTGCTGATGGTGTTCACCTTGGCGGACAGGTCGCCGGTGCTCACGGGCGCGGCTAGCTTCGCGATGCCGTAGAACTTCGCGGCATTCGCCACGAGCATGCGGTTCACCGCTGCGGCCGTCGCCGAGCGCTCGAAGAGGCGGCTTGCGGGCGAGCCGGTGTAGTCGTTTTTGAGGCCATCCAGCAGCTCGCAGACGCAGACCTGTGCGGCGTAGTCCACGAAGGTGCCGCCGGTGCTGTAGCTGTAGGTGCGCTGTTCCACCGAAACATCGGACACGCGCACGTACTCCGTCTTGCCGCCGCCGCTGATCTGCAGCGTGCCGTTGATGGCGGGCGGCGTCGCGCCGGGGCGCTGGAAGATTTGAAGCGAGCGCTGCCCCTGAACGTGGTTCGACAGCATGTAGCCGTTGAACTCTTCGCCCGGGGCGGTGTACGCCTCGATGCGGTTCTGGATGCTCGCGCGGCGGTCGAAGAAGTCGCCGGTATAGAAGAGCGCCGCGCTCACGTTCGGATCGAGCGGCGGACGCGCGATGATGACCAGTCCACCGAGCGCGGTATCGGTGTTCAGCGTCTGCACCGTCGCCGCGATCTTCATGATGGACGCATCGCCGCGTGCGCGGTCCACCGCCGAGATGTCTTTGAAGATGGCATTGCTCTTGCCGTCTTCGATGACCTTCGAAGTCGGAGCGCCGCCGCCCTCAGGAACGTCATCCATCACCTGCGTGGTGACGAGCTTGATATCGGATTCGAGAATGGTCATTGGTCAGACGGTGTGACGGTGATGAGACGCACGGTGGCGATGTAGGGGTAGTCCTCGGCCGGCAGCTCGGGGCGCGCCAGCGGCTTGCCTTCGACGGCCACACCGGGCGCAAACTGCACGGTGAAGGCGCGGCCATCGGCCAGCACGAGCGCGTGTTCGCCGACCGCGTTCGCCTCGTTGAGCGCCTTCAGGGCCTTGAGCGCGCCGCGCTTGATCCATCCGGCCTCGACCTCGCCCTGCAGGGTGATCGGCTGGCCCGCCAGGCGCACAGCGGCATCAATGAGCGCAGCGCCGGTGACGGAGTAGCCGAGGCTCTTCTCGACGGCGTTCCAAGCGAACTCATCGACCCAGACCATGCCGCGCGGAATTTGCAGCCCGCCGAGGATGTGAAACTTCGGTGCTGCCATGTCAGGCTCCCGGGCGCAGGGAAGACGTGCCACGCGCGGCGCCGAGCTGCGCGAGCAGGCCCTCGATGGCGTCGGCGCCGGCGGCGTCGGTGTTCACTCGGCCGTAGTCGCGTCCGTTGAGCTGCAACTGCAGATTGACAGTGCGATTCGATTCAGGCTTGGGGATGCTGGTCGGGGTCTGGCCGTCGCCGAAGAACGTCACCTTCTCGGCCGCCCTCAGGAGCGCGTAGCTCAACGTGTCGCCGCCGTACTTCTTCTGCCCCGGGTTGTTGAAGAACTGAACGTTGCCCTTCTCATCGGCGAACTCGCGGGCGATGCGACGCGCGGTTTCATCGTCCTTGATGCCGGCGTTTTTCAGGAAGGCGGCGATGCCGGTCAGCGTGCCCAGGTCGCTACCCGCGTTCACGGTCTTGCCGGTCTTGTCGGTGGAGAAGCCGTTCGCGTCGCGGCCGAGTCGTTGGTTCTCGAGTGCGATCTCGCGCTGCTTGAGCTGAATCTCTTTCTCGCGCGCCTCGATGTCGCGCTCGCGTGCATTGGTGACCTCGCGCAGGGCGCCGGCCAGGCCGATGGCGGCTTGCGTGGCGTCGGTCTGCGTGTCCTTGAGCTTCAGGGTCGAGCGGCCGGCACTGTCGAGCACGACTTCGAAGCCGCGCATCGCGGCCTGCGCCTGCACCCATCCGGGCGCCACTCCATTGCTCGCCGCAATGGCGGCCTCGGCTGCACGCTTCCATGCATCGCCCAGGCCGCTCGCGGTCGCCTGCCCGCTGTCGCGGATCAGCTCGTAGTCGCGCAGCGCGACCTTCGCCATGGTTTCAAGCTCGGCCTTCGTCTGCACGCCGGCACGCTGGAAGGCCGCCGCGACCTCGGCCGCCGCGTCCGCCTGCGCCTTCTTGTTGGCGCCGGCAGCATCGGCCGCCGCGTTGTTGGCCTTCTTCAGCTCATCGAGCTTCTGCACCGCCAGCTCAAAATTCTTCGTCTCGATGGCCTGCGCGTATTCGGCCCGCAGGCGCTCGACGGTGGCCCGGGCTTCCTCCGTCTTGACCTTCTGCGCTTCGGCCGCGCTGGCGGCCTTCTGGCCGGCTTCCTGCGCACCGTCGCCGGCGGCCTTCATCTCGGCGGCCATGTTCGTGAAGGCGGCCGCGCCGCTGGCAGCTGCGGCCGTGGTCTTCTCCGCGTCGCCGGTCAGTGCTGCCCAGCCGGTACGGGCCTGCTCCGCGCCCTCGGCCGCGCGGTCGAAGGCTTCGCCCGCCTTCTCTCCGAAAGCATCCGCCACCGCACCGGTGGCCTCGGCGGATGCGCGCACCTCTTCCGCAGCCTGCTTGAACGCCGCCGACAGGTCGCCGAACGTCACCTTCGCCAGCCCGGCGATGATCGTGGCGATACCCTCCTGCACCGCTACGACCACCGTCGCCATGCCCTCGGCAATCTTGTAGATGGCCGCCAAGACGACATTGGCCCCGGTGGACATGACGCCCCACACGGTCTGCACGATGTTGCCGGCGTTCTGCGCCTTGCGGCCGAAGTCGTCGAGCAGCGCGCCGGCGCGGTCGGCCATGACCTGCGCCTTCGCCACCAGCGCCGGCACGTCCACGCTCGCGATGAACGCCTGCACCCACTTGATGCCGTTCTGGAAGGCCGTCGCAAGAGCATTGCCGAAGCGGCCCACGGTGCCATCGGCCACGGCCGCGCGCAGGGCGCCCGACAGTTGCTCGACGCCTTGCTTCAGCACCGGCAGGATGGGCGTGGTCAGCGCGTTGAGGGTGGAGTCCCACGCGGTGCGCAGAGCGTTGAGCGCGCCGTTGAGATTGGCCTGCATCACGCCGGCCGTATCGGCTGCGCTGCCCTTCGCGTTCTGCAGCGACTTGGTGAGCTCATCGAGCTTGTCCACGCCCTGATTCAGCAGCGCGCGCAGCGCCGGGCCGGCCTCCTGCCCCACCGCCGCAATCGCGCGCTGTCCGGCCGGGCCGGCAGCGGCCAGCTCGTGCAGCATCTTCTCGAAGTTGTTCGTCGTGATGCCGGCCGCTGCCAGCTCCGTTCGGAATTTGCTGGCCGGGTCGGAGAACTGGGCGAGGATGCTGTTCAACGCCGTACCGGCGCGGCTCGCGTCGATGCCGGCGTCAGCGAACTTACCGATGATCGCCACGGTGGATTCAAGGCTCAGGCCGAGCGTGTTCGCCAGCGGTGCTGCATAGCTCAGTGCCTGCGCCAGACCCGACACGCTCGTATTCGTGGCATTGGCGCCCTTGGCGAGCACGTCGGCCACTCGGCCGGAGTCGGTGAAGGACAGGCCGAGGCCATTCACGATCTTCGTCAGGTACTCGGCTGAGGTTGCCAGCTCGACATCGCCGGCACGCGCAAGCTGCATGGCCGCCGGCAGCGTGCCGATGGCATCCTTGACGCTGAGACCGGCCTTTGCCAGGTTCTCCAGCGCGCCTGCCGCCTCCAGCTCGGTGAAACCATAGCGGGCATCTGCCGCGGCTTCCTGCGCCGCTTTGCGCAGGGCGCGCATCTCGGACGCCGTGGCGCCCGTGGCGGCCTGTACGCGGCTGAGCGCCTGTTCGAGGTCCGCTCCGCCCTTCACCCAGCCCACGAACGCCTGAATGCCGAAGTAGCCCAGCACGGCCGCAGCAAAGACGGCGAGACGCGCCTGCAGGCGGTCGAACACCTTGGACGCATCGTCCTTGGCGTTGATGAGGATCTGAATCGGCTTGAAGGCCAATGGGTAACCTTTGGAGAAGTGGGAAGCGAAACGGAAGCCAATGCGGCGACGTATGGCGCCTCAGGCGAAGCGCCAGGCGTCGCCGCCGCCGGGAGGCCGGCGACGGCGAAGGGAGGCGTCAGGCGGCCACCGGGCGGCCGTCCACGAAGATCGCCACACCGTTGGGCGGGGTCAGCACCTCGACATCGAACTCCATCGAGGTGTAGGCGTCATCGCTGGTGATGAGCGACAGGTCACCGGTCGGCGTGAGCGTCACGAGCGGCATGTAGGTGTCGCTCTGCTCGCCGTCTGCAATGTTGGAGATGACGCGTAGCGCACCGCGACGCAGCGTCTTCTCGCTCGACTTGATCGTCTGCCAGGTCGCGGAGGGCTTCGTGTACGCGACCTTGATCGGGCCTGCAGGGATGTTGCCGCCCGCCAGGATCTGCAGGCGACCGAGCGCCGCGTCAATGGTGTAGTCCGCGCCCAGCTCGAACGGATCGCCGCCTGCATCCGGCGTGACGACCACAGCCGAGACATTGCGCGCACCGGCCGGATTCGCGTCCGTGCGGCCGAGCTGGTAGAAGCGGCCCGGAATCACCTTCAGTGCCTCTGCCGCGACCGAGCCGGCCTCTTGCGTGGTCGTGGACTTGTCGCCCGAAATGAACATCGCGCGGTTGTCGATGCTCATGTTGTCGCAGGTGATCTTGCCGGTGCGGTCGATGCGAACGACGCGATCCGCATCCTTTACACCCGGGCCGACCTCGGCGCTGTAGTGCGGCGCCTTCTCGGTCGAAATGCTCACCGTGACCGTGGGGCAGTTGCCGAAATGGCGCTCGCCCGTGATCTGGTCGGCGTCGTCGATGGGGTCGAAGAACACGCGGCCGCGCGGGATGACGTATTCACTCTTTTCGAATTTGTTTGCCATGGTGGCTCCGTTGAAAGGGTTCACTCCTGACCGAGAAACCGGCCAGTCGTGGAGAAAAGAAGCTCGACGCCGACGAAGCCTTCGAGCGGGTATTGCGGCGGGGCGAAGCGCACGAGCGCCAAGGCGCCCCACCGGCGGCCCCCGGCTGCGCCGGGCTCCCAGTTGTGAAGCGAGGCAATGACCGCCGAGAAGGCGGCATCGAGCAGCAGCGCGGCGTCCGGCCCGTGCTTGGCGCAGAGCAGGACCTGCCAGCCCGGCTGCAGCGCTACGGCACCCGCCTTCACGTCCGATACCGCGCCGGCAGCGAACATGACGGATGCGAGCGCATGTCCGGGGCGTTCGCCCATGTCGGTCGTGTAGCCCTTGACGGTCCACGCGGCCGACAGCGACTCGCGCAGCCGCTCCACGATGACGGGTTCGAGTGCGAGCATGGTCACGCGCTCCCGAGGGTCAGGCGGACGAAACCAGCGCCGTCCGCGTCCGTGCGCATCACTTCGTAGACGGTCCCGCGCACGGTGATCGTGTCGCCCCGTGCCAAGCCGCCCAGGTCCGCGACGGCGCCGGAGCATTCCGGCGCACGCGCATCGACCTGCCCTTCGAAGAGATGCGCGGCGGGTTCGTCGAAGATGACGGGCACGTCTCGGCCGGCCACGTTCGCAATGGCGTTGGCGAGATGCCCGAGCACACCGGCATCCACCATGCGCTCGATCTGGGCGAAGGGAGCTTCCATCACCACTGCGCCGCCTCGCTCAGCGCACCTTCGCCGCGAAAGACGCGTTGATGCGGTACGGCACGGGCAGCGGCGCCGACTGCAGCAGCAGGATGCGCACTGCCGGGTCCTTCTCGATCCACGACTTGGAGAAGTACGGCACCGCCTGGAAACCGGCCTCTTCGTCGCGGATCGCACCGTAGGCACGGGCGCCTTCGAGGTCAGGGCTGGTGATGATGACGGTGTAGTCGGGCAGGTAGGGCACCAGCTCTTCCGTCTCTGGGTCTTCGTACCAGCCGGCATAGACCCAGATGTCGAAGTCGCCGATGTTCCCCATGTAGCGACCGCCCTCGCCCACCACAGTGGGGTTGAGCTTGTCGTTGCCGCGGAAGCGGTCGAGCAGCTTCTGCACCGAGGGCGCCGCGCTGAAGAGCTGCCAGGCCTTCACGTCCATGACGAGGGTGTTCGCAGCGGCACCCGAGTGCTGCGTGACCAGCATCGACCACTCGTTGACATCTTCGAGCGGATCGACGCCGGTTTCGCCCCAGCGGTTGCCGGCGGAAAGCGCCTTGGTCAGATCGGCGTGGCGACCGAAGTCCACGACCACGGCCGGGTACTCCTCGCCCACCACCGTGACCTTGCCGGTGCGCAGGGCCTCGACCGCCATGACCTCTTGCCGGCGCGACAACATCTCGAGTTGGTCCTGCAGGTCGCCCGCGAGCAATGCCTGCTGGCGCTGCGCCGGAGACAGTTCGCCGCCGATGCGCTCGCCGATGGCGCGCTTGAAGGGACGCGAGCTGTCGAAGACGCGCTTGTCCTTCACATAGGCCGGCTTGAAGGTGCCGGTCTTGAAGCCCTTCGACTGCACGACCTTGCCGGCCACGATGGGCGCGACGAACGGAGCCAGGCGGCGGCGGCCGTTGGCGACATCGAAATGGATGTCCTCGCTCGTTTCGGTCTGCAGGTCGCGGAAGAACGAGTTGAGGATGAACGGTGCCGGAGCGGGCAGCTCGGCGATGACGCGCGCGAGCACGCCGGTGGAAAAGATGTCCATGAAAAGTTTCTCCTGTGGGATGAGGGGTGCGGGTGCGGCTGGTGTGCCTGTGGCCTCGCTCAGGCCATGTCGGGCAGCAAGGTGATGCCCTTGGTGCGCAAGCCTTCGGTGAGGCTGTCCACCGTGTGGCCGGCGCCGATCACCAGCGCGCTCACGTTGAAGTCGCCCCGGGCGTAGCCCAGCGCTTCGCGGTCACCGCCGGTGGCATCGACGGTTTCAGCCAGGATGAGATCCGGCTCTTCGCTGCCATCGGTGGCAGCAGCGGCGCTCACGGTGTGCTTCTTAGAGGCGGTGATGACGCCGAGCACGGTGCCGGCGGCGTAGACGCGACCAGCCAGCAGCGTGACCTTGCGGCCGACGAGCAGGTGCGCATTGCCCGCGATGAGCACCTTGGATGCCGAGACGCCCTCGGTCTTGAATTCAGCGCGATAGTCCATGTCTGGAACTCCTGAGTTGCTGTGTGGGATGAGCTGCGAATCAGCGCGAGCCGCGGAAGCTCGACACGATCTGGCTCGCGAGTGCGGCCTCTTCGGAGGCCGGGCCGGTGGCGGCCTCGACGCCCGACACGTCGGGGTTGCCCAGCGTGGACATCGCGGTGGCGAAGGCGTTGGCGCCCGCTGCCGGGGCCGCGGCGGGTGCGGCGGCGAGAACTGCGCCGGCCTGCTCGACCGTGAGGCCGCTGGTGACGCACTGAATCGCGAGCTGAGTGCGGCCGGCTGCGGCCTCGTGCGCGAAGATGCCGCTAACCCGCGTGCGCTCGGCCTTGGCGCCTTCTTCGCGACCCTCGGCACGCGCACTGTCGATGTGGGACTGCGTGAACGCGCCCGGGTTGGCCGGCGGGGTGCCTGCGTTGGCTGCTGCGGCTTGTTGACCGCCCGCCTCGTTGGTGGTGGTGCCAGACATTGAAACTCCTTTGTCGTTGGCGTTGGATCGGGCGGTCGGCCCGACAGGAAAGGACCGGCTGCGCTGGGCGGCCAGTTCGGAAATGAGTTGGTCCGTGGTGGCGATGCGGTCCGCCAGGCCGGAAGCGACAGCGGCGACACCCGAGTAGCTGGCCGCCTGCGTCTTGCGCACGACGGCGGCGTCCATACCGCGATGACGCGCCACGGCATCCACGAACATCGTGTAAAGGCCGTCGATCTCGGTCTGCCAGGCGCTGCGCACGTCCTCGGGCAACGGCTCGTAGGGATTGCCGTCCACCTTGTGCGCACCCGCGAAGATGTGCGTCACCGTGATGCCGTCTTGGTCGAGCGCGCGCGAGAAATCGACGTGTCGCGAGACGACGCCAACAGAGCCGGCGTACCCCGTGGTTGTCACGGCCACTTCATCCGCCGCGCTGGCGCCGAGGTAGGCCGCCGACAGGGCCATGCCGTCCGCGATGGCATGCATGGGCTTGCGCCCGCGCAGATCGAAGATGCGCTGCGCGTACTCGAAGGCACCCTGTGCCTCGCCGCCGGGGCTGTCGTAGACCTGCAGCACAGCATGCACGTCCGGCTGGCTCATCGCATCTTCGAGGTCGGCCGCCAAGTCGTTGTAGCCGACGAGGTAGGTGCTCTCGGCCATGTCGAGCCTGCTGCGATGCAGGAGTGCGCCACTGACGTTGAGGACGGCGACGCCTTCAACCACGCGATAGCCACGGTCGCTCGCCTCGCCCCGGCGCGTCGAGAACAGCTCCGGCGCGAGCAGGCGGGAGCCGTCTGCCGCAGCGACAGCCAGCGGAGCGGCGCCGAGCAGGCGTTCGCTCAGGCCGGCAATGATGGCGTCGAGCTTCTGCGGGTGGATGAGCAGCGGCGTGTTGAAGATGCGCGCGGCGATGTGGGGGTATCTCATGCGGTGGTTTCCTCGGTCTGGTCGTTGCCATCGCCGTCACTGCTGCCGCCGCTACCGCTACGGCCGGAAGCGTCGGGCTGTTCGTCATCGCGCGTGGTCTGTCCGCTGGCAGCAAGTGCTACGGCGATGGGTTGCGCGGTGGTCAGGCCGCGCTCGGCGGCCATGCGCAGTTCGATGGCGCGCTGGTCCATGACCTCTTCGAAGTCGTCGCCCTGCTCCGCGCACTCCTTCTCCAGCGTCGAGATGCCCGTCTCGATGCGCAGCGCGGCGGCCTGCGCTTCCTTGACTGGATCGACCCAGCCGCGACCGCCGAAGATGAAGCGCGCACGCAGGTAGGCGTAGCGGTTCTCGTAGAAGCCGGGCGCCTCGATCTCGCCGGCGTTGATCGCCTCTTCAAGCCACAGCTCATAGATGGCGCGAAGCCAGTAGTCCGACAGCCAGCGACGGCGCCCGTGGAAGTAGCGCCAGGCTTCGAGCAGTGCCGCGCGTGCGCTGCTGTAGTTCGACTTGCTGAAGTCCTTCAGCAGCAGCTCATAGGGCAGATTCATGCCCGCCGCGATGTGCCGCAGCGAAGCCAGCATGAACGCCTCGAAGGCCTGGTTCGGGCGCCCGGGCGTGAAGCTGGAGAGGCGTGCGCCGGCGGGCAGCGGAATGACCGCAGCACCCTTGAGCTGGCGGATGTTGCGGGTCTGCGCGACCGAGGCATTCCACGCATCGCGCGGGTTCTCTCCGAACAGCTCGGCAGCGGATGCCGGATCGAGATCCGATTCGAGGAACGCGGCGACCAGTGAGTTGGCGAGACTCGCCTGCAGCTCGTTGGCCGCGTACTTGCCGGCCATGTGGAATTCGCGCATGACGGCCGACACGACCGGCTTACCGCGCGACTGGCCGGTGCGTTCCTTGTCGTGCAGATGGATGACGCGACGACGGCCCCAGGGAGTGAAGGCGGGCACGCGGTCCCACTCTATGAACTGCGCCTCTCGCGTCATGCCGTAGAAGCCGAACGCGAAGGCGTCACCCGGATGGCGCTTGAGGATGTGGTACGCGACGGGGGCGCCCCACTTGTCGAACTCGATGCCCTTGCGGATGTCCTCTCGATGCTCCATGCCGACAGGGGTTGCGAGTCGGTCGGACTCCACCATCATGAGCCGCGTGTTCCAGCGAGCGCCTGGACGGGGCAGCCACAGCGGCAATGCCAGTGCGTCTCCGTTGAGCATCGCCCCGCCGAGCGCCTGCAGGGTCATGCCGAGCAGGTTCTGCGTGCGCGCGGCATCGCACTCGGGCGTTTCGGCCCAAGAGCGGAATTTGGCTTCGGTGACGTTGCCCCACTCGCGAGCCCGCTCGCGCGTCCAGCCGAGCAGGCGGTAATCCGGCGTAGCACTCAAACGCAGCACCGAGCCGACGATGTTGTCGCGCAGGGTCTGCATGCCGCCGGCCATCAGGCCGTTGTTGCGGCCGAGGTCGCGTGAGCGCGCGGTCAGCGTGTCGAGATCTGGCAGAAGATCGGCATCAGCACTGCCGGCGACAGGGTTCCAGTCGCGCATCGCCAGGTCGGTGCCCGAGGCGGCATCGTGTGCGGCCATCGCCGCACCAGGACGCGCCGACACACTGGCGCTTGCGGACGGATGGCGGAGACGGGTGCGGCGCGCCATCTCAGACCATGTAGATGGGGCCACGCGAGCTACCGCCCGAGCGGCGGTCAAGCTCTTCGCCCACGGCGGCGATTTCCTTGCGGATCTCGGCGACGTTCTGCTGGTACTGGACAGACCGCCCGTTGTGGGCGGCGCTAGTAGGAGCGGTTAGCCGGTCCTGCAGCGACGCCATGAGGCGCGCGCGGGTAGCTTGAAGTTCAGAAACTGAGAGGTGGCGGTAAATGCCCATGCATGCGATGACAACAGTTCATCGCGGACATTTCCGCTGGACATTTTCACAAAAACAGGTCCGCCAAGCAGAACCCTGGCCCGCCCATCGCCGCAAAGGCAAGTGGCTCAATCGAGCCCAACGCCCTATTCTGAGGAACGAATCAGCCGATGCAGCCAGAACTCGAATACTCGTCCTTGGACGTAACGCTCGACGGTGATATCAAACATCCCAGCAGGCATATGGGCAGCGACACCAGTCGATTCGTTCACTGAATCTGCCGCCGCATCAAAAAGCCACAACTCAGGTTCATCAAGCCGAAGCCTCACTGGGGACTGTAGGGACGGCAGGTCAGCGGGAATCTTTTCGAGCGCCGACCGGGCCGTATCAGCTGATTCACAGTGGATCCATCGCGCGATCACTAAACCAGTTGAAGTACTCAGAAACGCCGACTGCGCCGGTTCATCGCCCAAGACAAGGACTTGGGAAGCTCCGCAAGCAACAATGCCCAGATAGTCACCCTCGGCACATGCTCGCTCATAGTCCGTCTCCACTGCACCGATAGAGGTGCCGCAAACCCCTCGCCACAGCTTTCCAACTTGCGGGGACGCACAGATAAATGGACCACCATCTGTACGGGTCCAGTTGATGGTCATCAGCTCTGCTCCTTAACGTTGTTGCTGTCCGCGAACTTGTCCACCTTGAATCCTGCTGCACTTCAAGCAATGAGGATACAGCCGTTGGGGTCGTCCTTCCGGATTCAGACCATTTGCGGGCTGATGATCGGGAACCCAGTCGCCGCTCTTTGTTCCCGGGTCGCCGGCGCTACAGGTGTGGCATCCATCCCGATCTCCGATTTCGTTGATGGCATCTCGCTCTTCACGCGTGAAATCGCGCTCAGGACCACGTGCCGGGATAGAGTCACCTGCATTGGGGCCCGGCTCTAGTGTGTTCTTCTTTCCACCATCGCTCCCGTCTGAGAACATCCGATCACCAAGCCGCTTGCAGGCATCAACGACTCCTTGCGCGGCTTCTTGCAATTTCCGGCGACAGTTCGGATCGGCTTGGCAGAGTCCCAGGCCAAGTCCTCCCAACCCAAGTCCTTGAGCGATCTGCAGTCCGCTTGGGTCGGAGTATCGAAGCGGATTCGCATCCACGTAGCCGAATCGATTCCATCCGCCCGCCAGTCCAATCGGATCCGGTTGGCTGTACCTTCCTGTTCTCGCGTCGTAACTGCGGAAGTAGTTGTAGTAAAGACCCGACTCCTCATCCGCATACTGCCCCGGATATCGCAGGTTGAACTTGACCTGGGAGATGTTCGTGGTGCCAGGGTTGGGCGTGGTCTCCGTGTTGGCGAATCTGTTCTTTGCCGTGGTGGGCTTGTCTTCGCCAAAGGCGCTGTAGCCCCATTGCCAGACGGCCTGACCGTCTGCATTGGCGAGCTTTCGGGGGGTGTTCAAGTGATCGCTGTGGATGGCATAGGTAGTGCCATCGATGACGGCAGCGACGGGCATCGGTCCATTAGCCGTCGGCAAGTAGATGTACTGGCTCTGCCCCGCACTGTTGGTGCCGCCGCTGCCCACCTCCGCAATCAGCGTACCCTGCTCGTCATAGGTGTAGGCGTAGCCCAGTTGCTCCGCTTGTGTCGTACTCGGACTCCACAGCTTCGTGAAGAAGGTGATCAGGCTGGCCATAAAGCCAGGGTCGGCCTCATCGCCCTGTGTGGGCGGGTACAGCGGCTCCGTCTTAAACACCCGCTGACCCAGCGCGTTGTGCGCATAACGCGTGGTCGGGCTGACATCGGTAGCACCGGTGGTTGCCGCGGCCAAACGGCCTTCGGCATCGTAAGTGTAGCTGCGCAGGCCGTCGGTCAAGAGGTCGGCGTTGGCGTTGTAGCCGTAGGCAACGCTGGTACTGCTCGATCCGTTGATAGTTTGAGTGAAGCCCGTGAGCCGGTTGCTAGATGAGCCGACCGTGTATACGCGGTTAGTCTCCTGGCCGTTCAAGACTCGGGTGCTGCTGGATCGGTTGCCATTGGCGTCGTAGCCGAAGCTAGCGGTGTTGCCTGTGGCATTAAAGCTGGTGATGCGCCCCACGCTGTTGTAGCCCACGCTCCAGGTGACGTTCGCATTGGCGATGGTGCTATGGGTCGGGTCACTGTCGCCGGGCAGGTACAGGTTCTGCGTGAGGCTGGTGATGCGACCTGCGGCGTCATAGCCGTAGCTGCTGAACTCGGTGCTCGTGAGCCGGCCTGCGGTATCGTAGCTGCGGATGGCTGCAAGCTTCGGGTTACTGGACGTGAAGGCCCAAGTCCATGCGGTGGGCTGGCCCAGCGGGTTCCAGGCGATGCCACTGACCAGCGGGTTGCCGTTCCAGTTCAGGCCCGTGAGGCGGCCCGTGGCGTCGTAGACGTGGCTGAGGGTGCCACCGTTGGGATAGCCGATACTCGCCAGGGTGCCGTTGGGGTTGTAGGCGTAGCTGACCTGCTGGACGCTTCCATTGGCCAAGGTCTGCTTCTTGAGCGTGACCCGGCCGAAGGCATCCCGGGTGTACTCGGTGGTACCACTGCGGTCGATGATCTCCGAGAGATACCCCTTGCTGTTGGCCGTGAGGTCGTAGCGCAGGGTAGTGGTCTTGCCATCGCCGAAGACTACGCTGGTGGGTCGGCCCAACGCGTCGCGAACGATTGACGTGGCTTGGCCAAGAGCATCGGTAAACCGAACAGGCAAGCCAAGACCATCATATTCAGTAGATGAAGAACCAGAATCAGGACTTAGCTCGGTGACCGCGCCGCCCCAGGCATCGCGGTTGTACCAAGTGGTCAAGCCATTGAAGTCGGTGGCCTGCTTGATTGCATCGAAACGGTCGCGGTAAAAAGTAGCTGCGGCGTTTGAGGCGTCGGTAATGGTTTCCACCCGACGAAGGCCATCCAATTCATACTGGGTACTTTGGTTCAGTCCATTGGTCTTTGTCGTGAGATCGCCATTTGCATCGTAGGCAAATGAAGTCGCTTCGTTCGGACCTTTGACCTCTAAGGCAAGGCGGTTGAGGTTCGTGATGGTTCGCACGACGCTCCAAGCCACAGCACCACTCGAATCTTTGACTTGCTCAGAAGTGCGGTTGCCCATTGCATCGAGCGCAAAGATGCCACTTTCCCCTCGATTGTTACTCCAGCCGGTAAGGCGGTGAGCGGCATCGTATGTGTATGTGACCGTCATTCCTGTAGGCAACGTCGCCGTTTCGACGGCACCATAGGGTTTATAGGAAAAAGTGGTGGTTAAACCCCCAACAGTTTGAGTAAGGAGACGGTCACGTTCATCGTAGGTATAGGTGGTAATAAGGCCGTTCGGAGCCGTGTAGCCAATCAGACGATTAGCACCGTCGTAGCTATAGCTCTGAACAAGACCCAAAGCGTTCGTAATAGTTATCGCATTGCCGCGCGTGTCATACGAGTACTGCGTAACCGCGCCGTTGGGGGCCGTAGCAGTATCAACGAGACCCTGGCTGTTGTAGGTCCAGCTCGACAGTCGGGTCACACCAGACGAAGTGTCTTGTACCGCTCGGCTCAGAACATTGCCGAGTCCGTTGTATTGATAGGTGGTGAAGCGCGCCTCTTCATTGACGTATTCGGGAAGACTGAAAGAGGGGTGCAAATAGATTCGCGTTGTGCGAAATCCCGAGGCTTGTTCTGCCTCGAATTTCTGGGTGAGCACTCCGCGTGTCCAAGCGTACGTAGAACGCACCCCCTTGAAATCGGTCGCTGAAATTACATCGCCGAAGGTATTGAGAGTGCGTGTGGCTGCATCGGGTTCGCTGAGAGCCGAAGGTAACGAGCTTGTACCGACGCCGAATCGACCATTTGCGATCCGATACTGATAGGTCCGGCTCGTGCCAAGTGGGTCGACGATGGTTGCCGTATTCTGGCTAGGGTAAGTAACTTGGTAGCGGTCTACCAGTCCGGCAAGCGACGAATCGATTGCGCGCCCTCGGGTGTCGTACGAGAAAGTGGCGAATCGCGCTCCTGTCTCGTCGATCAGTCCAGTAAGCGCCTGAGGAAAGTTTGCGTCCTCGTAAAGGAATGCGCGGGACTTTCCGTCAGGATAGACAACAGCCGAGAGCCTGCCAGCAGCGTCATAAGCATATGAGACGCTACGAGCGTCAGCGCTGGTGACGCTAACCAGCTGTGAAGCGCTGTTGTACGAGAGATTGAGGCTTCGGCCGAAGTTATTGCTGATGGTCGCAAGCTGCCCCGCGCCGTTATAGGTGTAGTTTGTAGGCCAGCCGTTTCGAGTTGACGAAGTCTGCAGCCGTCCACTCGCGTCAAACACTAGGACGGCATCTTCGGGCGTCCGACGGTAGGTCCAGCTGCCATCGGCATTTTGCGCAAGCGTGTCATCGCTATTAATGGCCGTCCAAATCGCTGCATTGGTAGCCTTCGCGAACGTACGCCGAAAGCCTTCAGCGGTGAGAACCGTGACCTTTGTGGGGCCCGTTTGAGGCCAGGCCTTCAAGGTCGTAGCATGACTGTGATTCCAGGGTTTCCCCAAGGGTCCCTTCTCAACAGTGTCACTTGTGCCCCAGGTACTGCGATAGATCCGCGCAAACTCCAGCGGTGCAGGGCCACCGTCGGAGAAGTCCAGTTCGTACCGATACTTTTCTCCGGAAGCAGGAAGAATGGGGTTCGGCGTACACATCCCGGCTGCTCCACCGCCGCCCGGCGCAGGCTCCACCACCGGGACCACACATGCCCCTAGAGCAAAATCTTCCTCACGGCCACTTTCGCATATACAGCCTCCTCCATCTTCCATGCTGCCTGCGGGGCAAAATTCGACGCGCGTGGCAACAACGTACTCCACGATGACGCCGCCCCCGAATCCAACGAGGTCACAACGCACCCGATTCAAGCCTTGCGGGTCGTCAGGGTAGAAGTAGTAGCCCCGCAATGTGATTGGCAAAGTCGGGTATTTTTCTTGGTACAGCTTTACAGCTTTGGCGCATGCGTCCTGATAGGTCTTGTTAGGTGTGCGCGGGAATCCTTCCAAGCCATCGTCGGTAAACCACTGGCTTTGCTTGGGAAGTGCATTCGCAACCGTTGAGAAGAGCAAGAAGAATCCAACACAAAAGGCAAGAGCCACGCTGCCCAGCGAGCCAGCCGCACGCTTTCTTCTCATATTCCCTCCAAGGAATTAGTACTTTGAATTGCTTCAGCGCTCCTCGGTTGGCGGGAGGCACTGGCATGTACTTGGTACAAGTTGTTTCAGCCTAGCGGACATTCCGCTCGTTTCAAACAACTTTCGGATCTTTCCTTGGACTCCCCTTGAAGTTGAATATGAAAGTACGTCTAGGAGATAGACCGTATGTTGTCCATCAGCAACCATCGCTTCCTAAAGCCGCTGCCTTGCACTCATGGCTTCTTGTTAGCCGCAAGGATGCGGCGCAGGTGACGGGGAGTAATTTCGTAGTCACGTGCTAACTCGTGGAGATTGCGGCCGTTGAATCTCGCAAAGATCTCAGTGCGAATGCGATCTCTCTCTCGCGGGGTCTTCTTGGGAAGATAGACATGGGCGCCCCCCAGTCGCAAGACAATCCGATCAACTAGCGACGCTGCGGCGGCTTCGGGCATTGGAATACCAAAGCACCTCGCGACTGCACAGGCTTCCTCCTCAATGATTGCTAGTGGTTCGTCGGCGGGTGGGACAACGTCAGACATGGTCAATTCAGTTCAATGGGAGAGAAGATGTCGATGTCCTCTCTGGACAACGCAGCCGCCGGGCCGTGTGCAACGGTCGCCGACGTCACCTCAAATTCCAGTGCAGCGCCTGATGAATTCGGTGAAAGAGGCATAGTCGAGAAGAGATCGCGCGGAGGCTGCACCGACGCTTCAAGATCGGTCCACCGCTTATCCGCGTAGTTGTGCAGCCCCAGGCCGAAGGCCGCGTGCAATGCATAGTTCCTGTTGTCGAGCACCTCGTTGCGCGGCCTGCGCTTCACCCAGCGAAAAACTTCCTTGCCATTTACCTTTACGAGAATGCGCTGCTCAGCCGTGAGCTGCTCAAACCACTCGCGCGGCAACTCCGAACTAAAGTGGATGAAGCCCGGGCCAGGCTGCTCGATGGCGAGCTGCCCGAGCAGCAGATCCTTCGCCGTATCAACGCCGACGTTCCAAAGCTTGATGCCGTTGGGAATCTTCTTCCCGTTAAACCGTACCTCTTGCGGACTGCTCGGCCCGAGCACTGGCACGTTCTCTTCGCCGCGCCCCTTCACTGCGCGTAGCTTGGGCAACAGGTGCTGCGTCTTGCGCACCCAGTTGTAGACCGCCTGCGTCTGGTCGCTCGAATCGATGGAGATAGCACTCAGACCCAGCGAGCCACCGTGCCAGGCTTGCACATAGCGACTCGAGAGGTAGGCCGTCACCGGCGCCCAGTCGTCTTCAGACGCGGGATTGCCGTAGATGACATGGTGCTCGACGTGCCATGACTCGAGTCCGCGGCCCCATGCCCATACGTCGATCTCCCAACGGTCACGCTGCACGTCCACGCCAGCCGTGAGCACGAGGCCGCCGGCGGGTACGGTCCTGAGCGCATAGGGCTCGGCACGCAACTGCAGGGCGTGCTCATCGGTGCGCTCGCCGACGACCTCCCATGTCTCGCCGAGCGTCTCATTGACGAAGAGCTGCATCGGACCGGCATCGCCACGCGCGAGAGCGTCGCACGCTTCTTCGAATTCCTTGACGATGCTTTCCCAGGTGCGCTGCGGGCTGTACGCCGCCCACACATGCAGGCCGAGGCTTTGCGGCGGGCGCGTCGGCATGCCGGTGGCATCGCGCCAGATGCGATCAGGCCCGAAGGTCTTGCCGGTCTTCTCGCACACCCAGCGGCCGGGCATGGGCAGGCCGCCTTGCAGGAAGTCGCTCTGTCGAATCGGCTTGCGGCAGTGCGGGCAGACATGCCGCACGCTGGCCGGATTGCCGCGCTCCCATTTGAAGCCGTGGAGCTTTTCCTTGCCACCCCACGAGAGCGGGTGCTCGACGCCGCAGTGCTTGCAGTCGATGTAGAAGCGAACGAAGCCAGCCGCATTCAGCGCAGCGCGCTCGACGTGACACAGGCCCTTCACGCCAGGAGTGGAGCCGCCGACGAACTTCGGATAAGGCGCGCCCTCAAGACGGCCTTTCGCAAGACCGCCCGGGTCGCCGGACTTCTCGATGGTCTGATCGAAGGCCGACCACTCGTCGAGGATCGAGATGGCCACGGTGATGCGGCGATATGCGCGCTTGGCCTTGCCGCCCAGCAGGTGAAGCACGCTGTCGCGAAACTTCTTCATCTTGATGGTGTCGTCGTTGCCGCCGCCCTTGCGGCGAGCCGCCTGCACGGACGGCACACCGTCGCGCGCATCGAGGATTGGGTCGATCTCGCTCTTGACGTAGCTATCTCGGTCGTCGTCTGTCGGTTGCCAGAGCGCCTGTTTGCGGCGGCGGTGCGCGATGTTGTAGGCGACGAAGGCGGTAATCATCTTTGTGTAGCCGACACGCTTCGACTTCATCACATCGAGTTCTTCGATGCGGTCGTCACTCATGAAGTCGAGGATGCCGACTTGAAACGACCATGCGATCCATCCGCCCTTCTGGTGCGAGCTTTCGCCGGCGAGCTTGAAGTGATCGGCGGCCCATTCGCTCAGCGTCTGGAAGACCTCGGCGCGCAGGCTGCCGAGGCCGAGAGTCACGGCGTGAAGCACTGCCGTGAATGTTTCACGCGAAACGTGTGCGGCCATCAGGTCGATGCCTCCGAATGCTCTTCGAGTGCGGCGACGCCGCCGTCTGCGCTCTCGTCTTCGTCCGCCTCACGGCTCATCCTGTCCAGCTCCGACGCGACGAGTTTCTCCGTGGACCGAATCCATTCGTTGCGCGCATTGGCGATCACCTGCTGCAGCGTGGCCTTCGCTTCATCGGGCAAATCCGGACATGCTTTGCGCAGCGCGCCCTCCAGTTGCTCGAAGCGATCAACGACTGCGCTCGACGCCATGCCGAGCACGTCCGCAAGCAGGCCGATAGGCGCGAACTCGCCACGGGCCACAGCGTTCTTGATCTCCTGCGCCTCGCGCTGACTGCGAGCGAGCGCGGCGCGCTCCTGCACGAGGTCGAGTCCGCCCAGCTCTCCCGATGCGCGGCCGGCAGCGACCTCGCGCAGCCGCTCGCAGTAGGCGAGCAGCCATGCGTGAGCCGACTGGCCGCGCTCGATCACGCCTTCGGCAACCAACTGGCTGACCTTTGCCTCGCTCACGCCGATGAGGGCCGCGAACTCGGCCTGCGTGATGCCGACTCCCATAGCCTCAACCACCTTCACTTAACCCCCTTAGCAAGCTCGGTGAACAGCCCGAGCACGCGGTTCGAATTACCCGTATCGCGCACCTCCCAGAAGGACCCGGCCGGCGCCCCAAGGCGCCCCACGATGGTGCGGGGGCGAGGGTGCGCGCGACGGGGAGACATGACGTGGCCTCCCCTCATTCGCCCACCATCTGCCGGATGCGGAAGCGGATGCGCCGCTCGATGTACGGCTGCAGGTCGGCACGCTCTGCTACGCGCTCGCGGCTAATGCGCGCCTCGTACGTTGCGTTGCGTACGAACATGAGCACCGGCCGCACGATGACGCCCTGCGTGCCCGTCGCAGCCCAGATGCCAGGCGCAAGATGCCGCGTGGGACCACCGCGAAGGCGACCGTACGCAACGAAGAAGCGGACGCCCTCTCGGCCTTTCGTCCCCTTGTGCAGACGGGCCTTGCTCCTGTCCGTCATGTTGGCCCGATAGCCCTGCTCGCCCAGCGCCTGGAAGTACGACAGCAACCGCACGAGAAAGCTGCCGCGCACATTGCCCCGCCCGTCATCGCTGCCCGGGAAAGGCGCTGCGGGCATGGCCGTCTGATACCCGGCCGGGAGGATGCCGATGCGGCGCAGGGCCAGTTCGCTGCGCTTGTCGCGCCGTGGTCCGCCGAACTCCTGCGCCTGAAGAATCTTTTGCGGGTCCACGCCCTTGCCGCCGAAGTACGTCGGCTCGATGTCCACGCTCAAGCGGTCGGGCGTTGCCTTGCGCACGTACACGCTCTTGAGGATGTAGGCGGTGGGCCGGTCGAACTGGTCGCTCATCTCGCGCTGCCACTCGCGCCGCACGCGAAAGCCGCCGTCGTTCAAGCCCTCGGCGTATGCCTGCTTAGCCTGTTGACTGGACAGCTTGGCGAGCTGACGCTGCACGCTGGCGAGGCCGCTATCGAATGTCATCGTTAGGCGCATCCGGCCTCCCTTCCTTCTGCTGCGCGTCGCACGCGCTCCGTGAATGCCGGGTAGCTCGGCCCCCTGCCCAGCGAGAACGCTGCCTCGTCCCATGCGGGGATGCCTAGCTCGCGGGCCTTCGCATCGATGCCTGCGCGTGTCTCGTCCCATCCTCGGCCCGTCGCGCCAGCAGTAGCCGGCTCATCGCGCCAACGCTCATTGCGAAGCCAGGTCGCGAACTCGGGCACGAACTCGCCGCCGTCCTTCGTCCACCTCTTGCCAAGCCTTTGTGCCTCGATGGCCGAGCGCATGGCCTGCTGCAGCGCGGTGCTCGGCGCGAGCCGGCGGTATCGCCGCTCTGCCTTTGCCCGGTTGTCGTGGTTCGGGTAGATCGCCCAAAGGGCTTCGAACCCGTCCGCCCCCCCATCGGGGGGTAGGGGGGTATGGTTCTTGATGGTTCCTGAAGATTCGGGTGACATAGCTGTGTCACCCGTCGCGTCACCGGTGACACCCCTCGCGTCACGGGTGACACCCCTCTCCCCTTCGCCAACGGGTGTCACTTTGTCACCCGTGTGGACAACCTCATGCGGCGCGAGGGGTGTCAATGTGTCACCCGTCCCCGGTTCAGGCGAATCCTCGACGGGTGTCACTTTGACACCCGTCTTCGGAAGCTCTGCGCCGGCAACCCAGGCGGGGCAAACGCGGTATTCGTTCGTCGCGCCAGGACGGCCCGTGGCCGTACGAACCTGCTCCAGCCAGCCCGAGGCCAGCATCTTTGCGATCTGCCGCTGCACGGTGCGCCGGCTCTGCCGCGTCTTGCGCGCCAGCTCGTCGAGCGAGGGCCAGATGCGCGCGCCATCGTCGTTCGCGTGGTCAGCCATCGCGAGCGCGAGCAGCATCTCGCTACCGCCCTCGGGGTAGCGCTCGAAAATCATCGACATCAGGCGGATGCTCATGGGATCGCGCACCCTCCTCGTCTGGCAAACCGATGTCTCACGTCGTCGGCGCCTTCCGCACACGCGAGCGAAGCATCGAGAGGGTGTGCCCCACCGATGCGACGGCTTCCTGCCCGTGGTAGTCCGCACGCCGCATCTCGTTGCCCGTCACGAACCGCGTGCCGTCGCCTACGGCGTCTGCAACCGCGCGCGTGAAGTCGGCGAACTCGCAGTGCATGCGCATGATGGTCTCGACGGGATTGCCTTCGGCCTGCGGCGGCGTGGCGAGCGTGGCGGTGTGGCCCAGCTCGTCCGCCATCGCATGCAGCAGCGCAAAGTTGCCCGTCGCGCGCTGCAGCTCGATGGCTTCGCGCAGCGAAAGGTGATGCGTCTTGTTCTTCAGATTGACCTTGTGCGCGAGCGTGTTCGCGCTCATGTTCATGCGCTTCGCAAGGACTTCGATACCCGGCTCGAAGCCGTACACCGTGTTGTAGGCAACCTCGGCAACGCTCTGCCCCTGCACTCTGGCGGGCAAGGCTTCGTCTGCGCCATAGGCAATGCCATCGGGAATTGAGACAGTCACTCCCATGCAAACCTCAGATGAAACAGGCCATCGCGCCGCCAGCGCAACAACCCAGGCGCCCACGCTCGAAGAGCGAATGGGAGCTGTTGAAAACTTCCTGCAGCAGCTCGTATTGCTGCTGGAGGTCGAGCCAGAACTGACGCGCGAGAACATCTCGGCGTGGATTGAGCTAACCAACAAGTGCGCCACCGCTCACGGTCTGCAGTCGTCGCGCGAGCGTGCGGCGATGGATTGGCTTTGCGGGCGCGTGTTTTCGTCCGCCGTAGACGTGTTGCGGCCGGCGCCCGGGCGGCCATCCTGAGCCCATCAGCTTTATGCACGCGCCGCGCCCTCTTCCTGCGCATCGCCGACAGGAGGCCAGCCGCGAACATGACGCCATGGCACATCGGGCCGGATGGCCTCGCAATGCACGACGCTACCCTTCGCCCTTGTCGCCCCCTCTAGCGCGGGGCAATGCTCTGCCGGCACCAAACCCACCTTGAGCCAATGCGAGAAGTGCCCCTGGGTCTTGCCGCATGCAGCTCCCGCTGCCGCCTGGCTGCCCATCACGGCAGCGATGCGCAGCAGCACCTCGCGCGTCCGTTCGCGGGAGGCTTCATCTTCCGGGCTTGGTTGTTTTGGCTTGCTCATACAAGCCTGTTTGTAACTGACTACAAATGAATTTGCAACCCCAGCGACAAACCCGTTTGTACCATTCGACGGTGAACGACCGTGCGCCCCCCACTTCTCCGAGCGATCCCTCCGACCTCTCAACCTATGCGGGGCGGTTGCGTTTTGCCATGGAGAAAAGAGGCCAGAGCAACCAAAGCACGCTGGCGCGGGCAGTTGGGGTTAAGCCACAAGCCATTCAGTACCTGCTCGATCCACGCAACAGCGCTACTGGAAGCAAACACACGGTTGCGCTCGCGGGCGCGCTTTCGATTAGTTCGCGGTGGCTCGCTACTGGCGAGGGCTTGATGGACGAAACGCTGCCAACCAACGACAGCACGTTTGCGCCAGCCATCCCCGACGACGCGATTACTGTAGCTGCAACCAAGTTTCGTCCGATTTGGGTCCTTGGCAAGGGTGCCGGAGGTCTACCCGAGCGCATATGGACAGACGGCGACTATCCTGTGGGCATGACGGATGAATACGGATTGGTGGCGAGCGCGGACCCTCACGCATTCCTCGTTCGCGTATCCGGCCGCAGCATGATTCCGGTCTACAACCCCGGGCACTTCGCTCTCGTGGAGCCAGGCACCGAACCGGAACTTGAGGACGACGTGCTTGTTCGCCTACAAAGTGGCGAAACCATGATTAAGCGGCTGGTGTCGCGCCGCGATGGGTATCGCTTCAGCAGCTACAACGATCCAGAAGTGATGTTCTATGAGCCCTCCGAGGTGACTTGGATTTACTACATCGCCCACCCCGTACCTCGGCGACGAATCAAACGGCTAGATAGCAGCGCGTGAAGACCTGGGCCTTCATCGGAATGCTCACTGCGAGCCTGAACGCAGGCGCGCAGGTCGCCTGCACGATGCCTAATGGCCGCACCATCACTCTGAGCCTTACCCACACATGCCCCGCCGGGGCCATCGGAGCGAAGTCGCTTGACGGCCAACCGGTTCAGATAGCGCAGCCGATACCAAGCGCTCCACAAAGCCCGCCCGCAAAGCCCTCACCCGCAGTCGCCGCACCGGCGGCCAGCGCTAAACCAACGGTGCGCGCTGATGGGTCGCACATCGTCAGTCGCGGATCGTCGGCGGGCTGCGCGAGTAAGGAGGCTTACGAGCAACTCACGAAGATTGCTGTCCAAGGCGACAAGGAGGCATTCACAAAGGCACTCGCCGCCGGCGTTCTGTCGGGACAGTGCGTGATCTTCAAACGCGGCCAGGTCGTGTTTATCGACGACACATCCATCTTTTCCGGTCTCGTTCGGCTGCGTCCGCAAGGTCAAGTGCAGGCCTATTGGACCGCCATGGAAACGATTTCTACAAACTGACATGTAGAACTACAAAGCAGCTTGTTGACACGCACTACAAACTGATTTGTAATCCGTCCATCTCAACTCGGAGATGGACATGGCAACTCGCCGCTATCGCTGCTACTACACCCCTCGGGATGCCCACGGGCACCTGAACCCCTCGGACACCGGCGCCGCGCCGTTCGTCCAATTCCACGCCACCAGCGCCACACGGGCCGCCGACATCGCGCACCGCATCACCGGGTGTCCGGTGCTCGATACCGTGCGCATAGAGGGCTGACGCCGTGGCCCGCGCACAAACCAACCACGCGACCGCCGGCCGCCCGTCGCCGTTCGTCGCCACCCGCGCCGCGCGCGTCGAAATCTGGATGCGCACCACCGGCCGCCGGCGCCAGGCGTTCTATCGCTGCAAGCTCGCTGGCGTCACGACGTGGCAGGCCATGGGCGTGCCGCTGGCACTGAAGGCCCTCAAGGCTGGAAGCATCGACCTCCCCGGCCTCGCTGATGCAGCCGTCGAGAGCTACGAGGAAGAGGAAGCGCCGGTGCATCCGATGGCCGCCGACTTCGCGGAGCGTGCTCGCGCTCTCAACAGCGACATCGACGCCCTGAACCCGTCCGCGCGAGGTGACGCATGAACGCCCCGCGAAAGATCAACGTCGAGAGCGTCGCCGAGCTGAAGGCGCAGCTTGCAGCAGCCCTCGCAGCGAAGGCCATCGCGGAGGCGATCGCCTGCTATCAGGAAGCCGGCTATGGCTCGCTCGTGACCGAGCCGCTTCACGACGCGCTGGCGAACGTCAACTTCTCGCTGCGGCAGGTGAAGTCGTGAGCGGCGCACACCCCACACCCGGCCCGGCTGCCCGCAGCAATCGCGCCGACGTGCGCAATCCGATGCTGAAGCTGCCAGAGGTGCGCAATGAATTCGATGCGCTCCCACCCGAAGCGCGTGCCGCGCTCGTGACGATGCTTCGCGTGGTCAGCCGTCTGTGCCGCGAGAACGCCGTGCATGCGTACAAGACGCGCAAGCCTCCAATGTTCACGTACTGGCAAGGCCTTGCCGTCAACACGCGGCACCTCGCGCTCGCCGGCCGCACCACGGCCAAGAAGACTCGCGGGAGCTAAGCGCGTGGCTTTCCTATTCCGCTGCCCCGAGTGCCGCACGCGCCGCCGCGACCATGGGCTGTTCACGCAGCACCTGCGCGCGACCGGCCATCGCCTGTGCCGGTGCGGCGGATACCACTACGAGCACCGCCCGGGTTCGCCGTACTGCGAGCGCAACCCGATGAGCGCGGCCCTGCTCGCGAGCCGGTACGGCGCCTCTGACGAAGAGGTGTTCGACATCGCGCTCGAAATCGCCCTCACCGCCCCGGGCCGCGCACTCGCGGCCTGCCCTTTCTGAAAGGCCGGCCATGCGCTCGACCTCTCTCCACGAAACCGGCAATGGCCTCATGAGGACATCGCCAGTCGCGCCCATTCCGGGCTTCCTCGCGACCGCTGCAGCGCTGGCGGTCTTCATCGTCCTGCCCATCGTGATCGCCGCGATGTGCGTCTACGGCTGGAGCACTCCATGATCGTGATTACCCACCCTCGCCCGCGCCGGCCCAAGCAGCCGCAGCGCACCGGTCCGATCGGCGGCCTCGCCGATGACCGCTTCCACTACACGCCGGCCGTCGCCACCGACATCCGCAAGACCTTCAAGCGCATCCGCGCTGAGATGCAGCGAGGTGCGCAGCGATGACGACGACCACGACAGGGCTCTTCTTCGTGGGCAAGGACCACCCCACGCGGCCCGCCGTCAGCGAGCACACGAACAACGACGGCGCCTTCGTCCTGAAGATGCGCGTCGTAGACAACCAAGGCCCCCGCGCGGTCGAGGTCTACGTGGTGCGCTGGGTCGGCCCCGAGGCCGCCGCATGGCGCGCGAAGCATCGCAGCCTAAAGGCCGGCGATGCGCTGCGCTTGGTGCTCACGAACCCGCGCTCGATGCCAGGCGCGCACGCGCCCGAAATCCACGCCGCCATCACCTCGTGCGAGCTGCTGCCCGCACGCGCTCCCGCGCCGGCCCACGCCGCCTAGCCACTCATTTACCGGAGACTCCATGGACTTTCCCATCGTGTCGCTCGACAAGATCGAGCGCGAAGCGAAGGAAGCGGCCGAGGCCGGCCACTCGCTCAACTTCGCTTGCAGCTATCCCTTCGACGAACGCTCGGGGCAGCACTTCAAGAAGGTGTTCAACGATCACCGCGCCGCCCTGCTCGCACGCAGCCCGCAACAACAGCCGGAGGGCGCGCAATGACGTGGATGCTTACCGCCAGCGGCGCCGAGTACCACCTCGCCGGCCCCACCGCCTACGGCGCATGCGGCCGCCCCGTGGACATCAACGACGTGGCGCACCACCTCGCCATCGTCGCCCAGTTCAACGGCGCCACGTCGCGCCCCTACAGCGTGGCCGAGCACAGCCTCCTGTGTTGCGACATCGCCCAGCGCGCTGGCGCATCGGTGTTCGTGCAGATGGCAGCGCTGCTGCACGACGCGCACGAGGCATACACCAACGACCTCATCAGCCCGGCTAAGCAAGCTGTCAATAGCTACAGCATGGCCTTCGGCGTTGGCGCATGGCACGCCTTCGAGGCCGAGCATGCGAAGGGCGTGCGCGAGCACTTCAAGCTCCTGTCAGTGTTCGCCGGCCATCGCGAGTTTCTGCGCTCCATCGACCTGCAGGCGCTCGCCACGGCTCGCCGCGACCTTACGCCCTACAACCCATCGCGGCACATGCCGTGGCCCGTGCTCAGCGACAACACGCTGCAGCCGGTCGCGCCCGCCGACTGGGTTCGCCTCGACACGCCCGAGCGCGAGGCCGCGACGTGGAAGGAATGGCGCGAGCGCTTTCTCACGCGCTTCGCCGAGCTGCAGGTTGCTCGCACCCTCGCTGGACTGGGGGCGAAGAAATGCTGACCCCTCAATTCGTCCTCAACCTCTCGGCAAAGCTCGTGATCGTGCTTTTCGCTGGCGCGGGCGGTAGCTGCACGGGCATCGAGCAAGCCATCGGCCGCCACGTTGACATCGCGGCCAACCACAACGAAGACGCCATCTCCAGCCACGCGAAGAACCACCCGCAGACGAAGCACTACCGCGCGGACGTGCGCGAACTGTGCCCACGCGAACTGACGGGCGGCAGGCCGGCGGGCTATCTGCACCTCTCACCGGACTGCACTCACTTCAGCCAGGCGCTCGGCGGCCAGCCGCGCGACACGGAAATCCGCTCCCTCTCTTGGGTCGGGCTGCGTTGGGCCGGCCAGGCAAAGCCCGATGTCATCACGCTGGAGAACGTCGAGCAGATTCGTAAATGGGGGCGTCTGATCGCCAAACGCGACAAGGCAACCGGCCGTGTCGTAAAGGTCGATGGCAGCGTGGCGGAGCCCGGCGAAGTGGTGCCGCGCCGCCTGCAGCACCTCATCCCCGACCCGAAGCACGTCGGCAAGACGTGGGAGCGCTTCCTGCGGCTACTGCGCAGCTTGGGCTACATGGTCGAGCATCGTCTGCTGTGCGCCGCCGACTTCGGCGCGCCCACCACGCGCACGCGCCTCTTCATGATCGCCCGGCGCGACGGCCTTCCGATCTGCTGGCCCACCCCGACGCACTTCCGCAACCCGCAGCCCGGGCAGACGAAGTGGCGAAGCGCAGCCGAGTGCATCGACTTCTCGCTGCCGACCACGAGCATCTTCGACCGAAAGAAGCCGCTCGCAGATGCAACGTGCAAGCGCGTTGCCCATGGCTTGAAGCGCTACGTCCTCGACAACGCAGACCCGTTCATCGTGCCGGTGACCCATTCGGGCAGCGTGCGCGTGCACGACATCCGCGAGCCACTGCGCACCATCACCACGGCGCAGCGTGGCGAATTCATGGTCGCCACGCCGGTTCTCGTGCAAACGGGTTATGGGGAGCGGGAGGGCCAAGCACCACGCGCGCTCGACCTCGGCCGACCGCTCGGCACCGTGGTGGCCGGAGGCGCAAAGCATGCACTCGTAACGGCGTTCGTGGAACAGGCGAACGGCGGTCATAACACCATGCCAGCTCGCGCGGCCACGGCGCCGCTCTCTACCGTCACCACAAGCGGCAGTCAGCAGCGTCTCGTTACCGACCAGCTTGCCAGCGCCGAAGCCGCCTACGACCTCTCGCCAGAGACAGAGGCAGGCGCCCTTCGCTGCGCTGCGTTCCTCATTCGCTACTACGGCGAAGGCGGCCAGCTCGGCGACCTCAATGAGCCCATGCACACCATCACCACAAAGGCCCGGCTCGCGCTCGTGACGGTGTGGATCAAGGGCGAGCCTTGGGTAATCGTGGATATCTGTCTGCGGATGCTGACGCCGCGCGAACTGGCGAACGCGACCAGCTTCCCGCCGCAGCACATCATCGAGCGCGGCCACGACGGGCGCATGTTCTCGAAGTCGAAACAGGTCGCCATGATCGGCAACGCTGTGCCGCCGCTGCTGCAGCGCGCAGTGACCGCAGCGAACTTTTTCGACTACGACATGCGGAGGGCCGCATGAAAACGCCCGTCACACGACCCGCCCTGCGATATCACGGCGGCAAATGGAAGCTCGCGCCGTGGCTTCAGCTTTTCTTCCCACCCCACCGCGTCTACGTCGAGGCCTTCGGCGGCGGAGCATCTGTGCTGCTCAGAAAAGAGCGGAGCTACGGCGAGGTGTACAACGACCTCGACGGCGAGGTAGTTAACGTCTTTCGCGTCTTGCGCGACCGTGGCGACGAGCTGCTGCGAGTGCTGACGATGACACCGTTCGCGCGAGCCGAGTTCGACCTCTCATATGTGCGCGCAGAGGATCCGGTCGAACAAGCGCGCCGCACCATCGTGCGTTCTTTTCAGGGATTCGGATCTGCCGCCGCCACCGGTGAGCGCAGCGGCTTCCGCGCGAATTCAAATCGCAGTGGAACGACGCCCGCGCACGACTGGGCGAACCTTGCCGGCGCTCTTCCCGCGCTTGTCGAGAGGCTACGCGGGGTCGTCATCGAGAACCGCGATGCGCTGGCCGTCGCTGCCCATCACGACGCGCCGACGACCCTCCACTATTTCGACCCGCCCTATGTCCATAGCACGCGGTCGAGCAAGGTTAGAGGCACGACCACCGAGGGCCGATCCAGCGGCAAGGCGTACCGCTACGAAATGGACGACGACGCACATCGCGACTTTGCGCTATTCGCACACGGCCTCGAGGGTATGGTGATCGTGTCGGGCTATCCGAGCGGCCTCTACGAGCAGCTGTTCGAAGGATGGGAGCGCTTCGAGCGGCCATGCTTCGCAGATGGCGCCCGATCCCGCACCGAGGTGGTTTGGCTCAACGCAGCATGCAGCGAGGCACTTTCCCGCGCTCGTGGCGGCTTATTCGCGGAGGCCGCATGAAGCGCGTCAGCCGCCGCATCCGGCCTGCAATGGTCGCTATCGCTGTCGCCGCACGCCAAGTGCACAACATCCCGGCAGGCGACGACATCATGACGAAGGTTTACAGCGCCTTTGCCGACCTCAAGGCAGGTAGCAGAGACGACGAGCTCTTCGACAGGCTTAGCACGCACCTGAATACCGTCATGGTGCGCGCCGAAGCTATCGACGAGCTTTGCCTCGCGCCCCTCCACGCCGCAGCGGATGCACTGCGCCGCTGCGACGCAATTCGGGGCCGTCATGGCCGCTACGGCTTCGACGGACCCGGCCTGCAAGCGATGGCGGCCGGCCTTCAGGTCTGCGAAGAAATCACCCGCAACAGCTCGCCGAGGCAGATGTTCGATGCATTCATCGAATCGCTCGCGCGCATTCGCCGCCAGGTCGCGGCAGAGGAAGGAATCGCCCAATGAACACCATCGCAATGCAAACCATCGATACGGGCGACACCGTGCACCACGCACTGACCGGCGAGGATTGGCTCGTTGCCTACGTCGCCAACGAGCTGCTGTGTGCTTGTGGCTGGCCGTGTACGCTCGTGCCCGCCAACGAATGCACCCTGAAGGTCAAGGCGACACCCGAGCAGCGCCAAGAGTTGCTGCAGCGGCTCGCCGATGGACAGGGAGACGATCCACGCCGGAGCTACGCCCGGCGCATCCTTGCAACGCAGGTAACCGCAAACGACGCAAACACAACGCTATGCCCGAACGGTGAGGCGTGGGACGACAACCCGGACGGCATCTTTCCCGGCCAAGAGCTCGGCGTGCGAATGAACCGCGACACCGGGCTTTACGAAGGAGGCGAAGCCGACGACGACGGCTCGGGCACGCCCAGCGTCACCCCGGTAGCGCCGATGTTCTACGCGAGCCCGGAACAGGTGGCCGCACTGCAAGACCGCCCCGGCGCCAGCGAAGGCGGCATCTACCTCCCTCTGCGCAAAACACCTGCAGGCAAGTTCACCATGCCGCTCTACTCAGCCCCCGAGGCTGCCCCGACGGTGGAAGCAGAGGCGGCGGTGATCGCTGCCGCGCACGAATGGGCGTCCGAGCGAACCATCAACGATTGGGCCGAAGCCGATTTGATGAAGGCCATTGCTTTGCTTGATGGTGACTGGGGCGGCTGCCCAGACTGCAACCATGAGGAATGCGATGAACCATGCGTTCCGCACACCGTTGCCGAAGTGCATGCCGCCATTGATTCGCGCATCGCGCAACTCGTGCACGAAGGCAAGCTGCTGGCGTATGTCGGCTACGCACCACCCGCAGGCTGGAAGCCCGTTGCGATGCCAGAGCCGCGCCGTCGTCGCCCGAACACCGTGAACGACGAATTGACGGCGAGCTTCTGCGACACCCTCGACGGCACGCGGTGGCGCCGGCTGATCGCCTTCCGGGACATCAGCGCGGAGCGCAATCGTCAGGACGAGCAATGGGGCGGCCCCGCCAACGACGACGCGCATAGCGTCATCGATTGGCAGAACTGTATCCACAAGCAGATTCGCCAGCTCGCGAACGAGGCCGAGCGGCGCGAACGCCTCGTGAAGATTGCCGCCCTCGCTATCGCGGCCGTCGAGAGCCACGACCGGATCAGAGATTCGTCGAAAGGCGGTGCAGCATGAGCCGCAGCGGATACATCGACGACGAGTGCGAGGACGTGCTCGCGCATGGTCGGTGGCGCGGACGTATTGCGTCCGCTATTCGCGGCAAGCGCGGGCAAGCCTTGCTGCGCAAGTTGGCCGACGCCCTCGACGCCATGCCGCAGAAGCAGCTCGTCGCCGGCTCCCTCGCCACGGCCGAGGGTGAGTTCTGCACCCTCGGCACGATTGCAGCAAAGCACGGCATTGATGCTCGCAACGTGCCCGACGAGGATTGGCATCACGAGGAGTGGGAAGCCGTCGGCAAAGCGCTCAACGTCGCACCCGTCCTCGTTCAGGAAATCGTGTTCGAGAACGACGAGCAGACCTGCACTGACGAGTGGGTAAACGTTGAAATCTGCGGCCCCATGCGTCGCGGGTTTCCCGACTGGAATCGGCACGAGCGCAGCGTGCGCATCGCCCGGCCCGCCGCTGAAGTGGGCACCGAGCGGTGGGCACACATGCGCGCATGGATCGCAAAACACCTCGTCGAGGGCGCCGCGCCTTCGACTCAAGGCAAGACGAGATGAGTCACACAACAAGCACTACCGGACAACCCCAAGCAGCGGGCGCGGCGCTGAATGCCGACCGCATCATCTATCGTCGAGAGCTGTGCACCCTGACAGGCGTCGGGTCTGAGGCGATTCGCCGCTGGATCAAGGCAAACAAGCTCCCGCCGCCAGACGTAGCCATCAGTCAGAAAACCATGGGCTGGCGACTCTCAACCCTCCAAGCTGCCGGCATCGGGTTGATCTAACCAATCTGCCCATTCCTGCATCATGGGCCGCCGCACGCGCATGTACTCCGCCCGGTTGTAGGTCGCTCGCACCTTGTCTTCAGGCGTATGCGCGAGCTGCCGCTCGATGGCGTCAGGCGGATAGCCATGCTCGTTTGCCCAGGTGGATGCCACTGTGCGCCAGCCGTGGCCCGTCATCTCACCCTTGTAGCCCATCCTCGCGATCAGCGCGAGCACCGTGTTCTCGCTGATCGGTCGGTCAATGCGATGGTCTGAGGGAAACACGTAGTCGCACCCTTCCCGCCGGCGCGCCCGCATCACATCGAGGATTTCGATTGCCTGCCGCGACAACGGCACGATGTGATCCTTGTCGCGTTTCATGCGCTCCCCGCCAATTAGCCAGGCGTCGCCCTCCACCTCGTCGAAACGCATCATCCGCATTTCGTTGGTACGCACCCAGGTGTATGCGATGAAGCGGCAGGCGAGCACCGAGTTGAGGTCCTTCTCGAAGCTCAGCCGTCGCACGAACTCGTGAATTTCGGTCAGCTCAAGCGACGCATGATGCTTGACCTTGCGGCGGCCGAATGCCTTCTGTGGGTTGATGAGTTCGGCCGGATTGATCGTCGCCTTGCCTTGCTCGACGGCCCAATCAAAAACCTGTGAGGCCCACATCCGCACTTTGCGCACAAACACATGCTTGCCGGCCGCATCCATCCGATTGAGTTCGGCGAGAAGCTTGGCGCGGTCAATCTCCGCGGACGCCAGGTCGCCGAGCGCCGGTTTCAGGTGCAGTTCAAGTCCGCGCAGCGCGTTCTCCCTGTACCCGTCCGCCACGTCCTTTCGCCCGTTCCAGTAGGCCTGACAGTCCTCCCAAAAACTCGAGTCCGGTCGCTTCGTCTTGGTGACGGGCGCAACCCCCTCAAGCAAGCCTTTGCGCAGCACTGCGCATTGCTGCCGCGCCTCGGCCAGCGTGACCAGCGGATACGCCCCCAGCGACTTTGTTTTGGGTTTGCCATCGACGCGGTACGCCATCCGCCAGACCTTCGCGCCGGTCGGCGAAATAAACAGGTGCAGGCCGTGGCCGTCGAACAGCTTGCGCGCCTTCTCTGACGGCTTAGCCGTCTTGCAAATGGTGTCGGTGAGGGTGTTTGTAGGCATCGTGAATCGGATGCCGTTCAGTGCCCACAA